GCACCTTGCGGGCACGGTCCATGTCTTCGATTTCCCAGGCTTCCGGGACGTAGCTAGGGGTCGGCATATCTCACTCCACCTTGCAGCAGTCGTCGTAGCCGTGGATCGTGTTGTCCTCGCACAGCACGCCGTGCGGCTCTCCCTCCGCGTTGAAGTAGGGGATCCTCGCCTTGTTGCACGCGCACAGCAGGCCGCGCTCCATGTTCTCCAGGATCTGCCGCTTAGTGCTCGGCGCCAGGTTCGTGCGGGCCTTGAGCCGCGCTTTCGCCTCGTTGATCCTCGCCTGCCGGGTGTCGCCTGGAACGCTGTACATACGCTCTCCGTTGGGGTGTGCTGCGATGGTAGCAGGGCGCGCGTCAAGGACACACACGAACGCACGTCGCCTGTAGGGCCGGGGCTCTCACCTCCCGGGCTTCGCGGCGCACGGTCTAGCCTCACGTGCGCGGCGTGCGGGCCCCTGTCCTTGGCACGTGCTCCCTCGCCTTTCGGCCGCGCACGTGTCCTGGGGATCCCGCTGCTACGCCGTCCGCTGCGCCAAGGGCTCCACTCCGCGTGTCGCGCCCGCTGGCCTCAACCGGCCTTGCGTGCGGGGCGATCCCTCGCGTTTCACTCCCTTGGGCAAGCTGCCGTCCCTGGCACCATTCCGGCCTGAGATCGTGACCCTCCGCACCTCGCCCGTTGGGCTTCGCGTCGCAGGCTTGTGGCCTGACGTTGCGGGTCTAGCGTACCCTTAGCGGCGCCGTTCGCGTGTGCGCTTGGCGCGCGCCCTGCTATGTGCTGCAAGCCCCGCCCGGGAATCGAACCCGGGTTCCGGCCTACCGGCGGGGTGGCGCTGCTATTCCAGGTCGAGGGACAGGATCATCTCGGCGACCGTCGCGGGCTTCGCGGCGGGGGCGGGCATCGCGCCCTGGATGTGGTCCGCGACGGGGCGCAGGTCCGTGGACAGGTCCGGGCGCTTGTGCGACGCGGCGGGCTTGCTCGCCTTGCGGACGGTCGGGGGCTTCGCGGCGGGGGTGGGCTTCGCGGCGCGCTTGGCCGCCAGGGCCCGCTCGATCTCGGCCATCCGGGCTTCGTTCGCCTTGACCTTGTCCGCGACCTTGGCGGCGGGGGCCTTGGCGGGCTTCGCGGCGGGGGCCTTGGCGACCTTGCGCGCCTTGGGAGCGGGCGCGGCGACCTGCACGTGTAGGAGCTTGGCGAAAGCGGCTTCGGCCCCGGCCTTGACCTCCGCCGCGTTCCGGGCCGCGCCGTCCACGTCCACGCGGGGCGTGTAGATGCGGCTCGGGGCCTTGCCCGCGTTGAACCGGCGGCCGTCCTTGGCGAGCGCCTGCATCCGGCGCACGGCGTAGCAGATCAACTGCCCCGGGGACAGAGCGTTCGTCTCCCCCGTGTCCTCGTCCTCGCTGGCGTGCGACTCGACCCACGCCAGCGCCTGCGCCACGCTGACGGTCCCGGCGCGGGATTCGTAGGTCTCTGCGGTGTCGATGCTGAGCTTGGCGGCCATGTTGCCCTCGTGCTCCGTTTGCGGAGTCGCTGAATTGCGCTCCTACCCTACGCAAACCGAGTGTAAGGGGCGTGCCGCGCGATTTCCTTTCTAACTGCCAGTAAGCATTCGGGAAAGCGCCTAGCTGCCTGCCCTTACTCCCCGCAAGGAGGGAACCCAAAGTATTTTCCTTGCTGCCTGTAAGGATTGGGAAAAATTTCTTCGTGACGCGCTGCGACGTAGACTTGATTTAAGTCAAGGGTCGTGATCACGTGTTCAGTGATCGCTGCTGCCTGGCAGCAAGGGCGCGGGGCGCGGTCCCGGGCCCCGCGAGCGATCATGTCGCATGATGTAGGATAAAACCCGGTCTTGACCCAAATCATTTCACTCCGAGTCTCCCATATAACTTCGCGATCGATACGTACTGAGAGTACGGAAATGTTACAGATTCACGGAGAGTGCGGAACTTTGCACTTTGGGCCTGGGGCTCAAGCGAAATGTGGTTCACCGCCAGTGCGTGTTACAGGTTACAGTGACCTGAAAACTCTTATGGAAAACACGTGCTAACTCTATTTCTTTTTCCCTCTAACTCTTATTTCTAGAAAAGATCTGTAACTCCGTAACTTTGTAAGCCTGGCTTGATGTTACGCATTTGTTACGGTTCTAGGCCGTTGTAACGGGATCATTCCGGCCCCGAAAGGCTTGACTCCCCGGGGAGTACCTGCCAGCGCGTGAATCACGGGATCCGGGCGCTGCCCAGGGAGCGGGGCGCGCGGTATCCGGGGCAAGGTGTGCAGCGCACAGAGACGAAAGGACAGCGATCTTGGGACGTTGGGCACAGATCGAAGCACACGGGACGCGGGGCCTTGATCGTGGGCCTCGCCCTTCGATCTTGGGCCTTCGACCACACCCCGCGACTTCACGATCGGTGATGACCCCAAGGCCCCCGGGGTTTTCTGCCACGCGCCTGGCTCCGGGGCCCCACGCTCCGCGCCGCGCAGAATTCTGGAAAGGAGTTCACTATGAGTGAACATGGCCGAAACCCTGGGCGCCGCGTCCATCGTAAGAAGGACCCCAAGGATCTCGTTCCGAAAGAGGAACGTGATCGCATGTCGCGTGAGAACGGGCGCATGAACGACGGGACCACGCTGCGCGAGTCGGGCAAGAACCTGGGCATCAGCAACACGGAACGTGCCGCGATCAGGCACCTGCGCGAGACGCGCGCCCTGGAGGCAGCCACGAAGCTGGGTCGCAGCGGGTTCCGCATCCGGGGCGACATCCGTGGGGACGATGCCCGCGACGGCGCTACCACGCTGGGCGAGATCGCACTCACCCGCATGACCGACGCGCTCATGGGCAAGGTGAGCAAGGACAAGATCAATGCCGTGCTCAAGGCGTCCATCGCCGTGCGTGAGGAGGTCTGCGATCCGCTGGTGAAGGAGTCGAAGATCACAGGCGCACTCACGCTGGAGCAGTTGGTCTCGCAGGCGGCGGCGAAGGCGCGGGAGATGAAGGCAGATCCTGCGCCCGCTCCCGCCGAGCCGAAGGCGGAGTGATCATGGCCAAGGCGACCAAGCGCAAGAAGAAGGCGATCGAACTCGTGGCAGGGCCCACGCCCGCCAAAGGTTTCGCCTCGCCTGCTCAGCGCGAGGTCCGCACGGCCGTGATGGAGGGGCGACTGGCCACGACTCCGGGAGTCGGGATCACGCGGGGTCCCACGCCCGTCGAGCGGCCAGTCGCCCCTCCGGCAGCATCTGCGATCTCGCCTGAGATCGAGCAGTCGATCATGAACCTCGCCCGCTGGCGCCTGCGCCCGTGGGAGTACGTGCGCGAGGTGCTGCACGGCGAGCCCGACTTCTGGCAGATGGACGCCCTGATCGCACTGGGCGACTACGTCCAGGGCAAGCCGGATGCGTTCGACAAGTTCTGCCTCAAGGCGTGCAAGGGGCCTGGCAAGACCTGCCTGCTCGCCTGGGTGATCCTCTGGTTCATGACGTGTTTCGAGCATCCCAAGATCCTCGTCACGTCGGTCACGGAGGACAACCTCAAGGACAACCTCTGGCCCGAGATCAGCACGTGGCTCAACAAGAGCCCGATGCTGATGGCCATGTTCCAGAAGGACGCGGAGCGGATGTACGCCCGCGATCACAAGGAGACGTGGTTCTGCTCCGTCCGCACGTGGCCCAAGGACGCGGACAAGACCAAGCAGGCTGCGACGCTCGCCGGGCTCCACGGCAAGAACACGATGATCCTAATCGACGAGTCCGGCGGGATCCCCGTCGCCGTGCTCTCGGCCGCCGTCGCCCACCACTCCACCTTCGATCCGTCGGGCAAGACCGACGAGATGCACATCACCTTCCAGGCGGGCAACCCCGACACGCTCGACGGGTGCCTCGGCTGGGCCTGCACGCAGGACGCGAAGAACTGGTGGATCAAGGAGATCACGGGAGACCCGGACGACCCCAAGCGCGCCCCGCGCATCAGCGTGGAGTGGGCCCGGGAGATGATCGAGACCTACGGCCGCGACAACCCGTGGGTGCTCGTCAACGTCTTCGGGAAGTTCCCGCCCATCGGATCGAACAAGCTCCTCGGCCCCGACATCGTGCGGAAGGCGATGGAGATCTGGGTGCCGGATCAGGCGTGGCGCAGATACAACCGGGTCATGGCGCTCGACGTGGCTCGCTCCGTCTCTCGCGACCGCAGCGTGCTCGCCCGCCGCCAGGGTGCTGCGATCTTCCCGTTCCTCAAGTACCGCCTCGCCGACTCCAACGACCTCGCCGGTCAGGTGGCGTTCGAGTTCAGCCGTTGGCCCGCAGACGTGATCTTCGTGGACTCCGTTGGGATCGGCGGACCGGTGGCCGACCACCTCCGGGCCATCCACCTCCCGGTGGTGATGTTCAACGGGGGTCTGCCCGCCCGAGACAAGCGGTTCGTGGATCGTCGCACCGAGTGTGCGTGGTACGCCGCCCAGGAGATCAAGGGCTCGGGCGGTGAGCCTGCGATCGCACTCCCCAACGACAGCGAGTTCGTGGGCGAGGCGACGGCGCCGAACATCGAGTGGAACGGCCGGGGGCAGATGAAGCTGGAGTCCAAGGAGAAGATGCTGGCGCGTGGCGTGGGATCGCCCGACATCTTCGATGCCTACTGCATGACCTTCGCAGAGGCGGTGGTGATCAAGACCGACATCCCCGCGTCCACCGTCGCAGCCATCCACCAGACCGGGCGAGGCGGCGGTCTGATCACGGAATACGATCCGTACCAGGAGTGACCATGGGCTCAGCGAGCGACTACGATCCGACCAACTGGAGCATCGGCGGGTTCAAGCCGTACAAGCCGTTCTGGAAATACGACTGGTGGAAGGATCTCGATCCCACCAAGAAGCCGCCCATGCCCGACATGCCGGGCGCGCCCCCGCCCGCCCCGGAGATGCAGGACGAAGCGATCCGCAACGCGAAGCTCGCGGAGCGGCGCCGCCAGCTTGGCCTCGCCGGGCGGCAGTCCACGTGGCTGACCGGAGCGAGAGGCGACACGAACCAGCCCACGATCGGGGCTGCCACCCTTCTCGGCGGCAAGTCCGCCCTCCTGGGAGACTGATCAATGGCCGAGCCCGCCAAGACCGAGACGCCCAGCGAGCGCCGTCGCTGCCTGAGCCGTCTGACGAACCTCAAGACGGAGCGCGAGTCCTGGATCGAGCACTGGCAGGACTGCAACGACTTCGTCCTGCCGCGCCGACTGCGCTACCTCCAGACCGATCGCAACAAGGGCACGAAGCGCAACGACAAGATCATCAACAACGTGGCCACTCGCGCGGCGCGGATCCTGGCGGCGGGCAAGATGGCGGGCGAGACCTCCCCGGCTCGGCCCTGGACGCGGTACGTCCCGGAGGACATGGAGAACGCCACTCAGGAGGACATCGAGTGGACGGAGATGGCGCACAAGGCGGTCATGGCCGCGATCGCCAGGTCGAACATCTACCCGAAGCTCCACGAACTGTGGTTCCTCCAGGGCGTCTTCGCCACCGCCACGATCTACGTCGAGGAGGATTTCGAGGACGACATCCGCGCCACCGTGTTCCCGCTGGGGCAGTATTGCCTCGCGTCGAGCGGCAAGGGGCGGGTGGATACGATCTACCGTGAGTTCTCCATGACGGTGGAGCAGGTGGTGCGCGAGTTCGGCAAGGACAACGTGTACCAGAGCACCAAGGAGAAGTGGGATCGCGGGCAGTGGGACGAGTGGATCAACGTCTTGCACGTCGTCGAGCCCAACGTGAACCGCGACACGGGCAAGATCGACAACCTCAACATGCCGTTCAAGTCCTCCTGGTGGGAGATCGACGCCCCCGCCGACTGGGACAAGCCGCTGCGCAAGAGCGGCTACGAGGAGCAGCCGTTCTTCGTCGCCCGCTGGGATGTGATCGGCGAGGACATCTACGGGTCCGCCTGCCCGGCCATGGACTG